GCAGTTAAAACAACAGGTGCGGCGAAGATGACAGGCGCGTTGATATTACCCGCCGTCGCCGTCTGGTCTTGAATAGTCGGCACGCTATAAGCAGGTGGATAACTGACAGGCTGATAGGCTTGAAAAACGTAATCTTCGGCGGTTATGTTGAGCAAATAATCAGGCGCAATAACGATTTTTTTAATGATGACGGGCGTATCATTCAAGCCCAGCATCACATCAGTCAGCGTTATCACATCCATCGGTTCAAGGCGGATATAACGCAGTGACAGTGTGAATTCGTAAGTATTGCGAATCAGCAAATCCCGTTGTAATAAATAATGCGCGAGATTACGCGCCATTTGCGCATTGCAGACATAATGCGCCTTAATGGTTTCAGCAGGTCTTAGACCGATAGCGGCAATAGAAGTGGCATCTTTTTCTTCGGCTATTTCCACGTTGTAATCAGTCTGTCGGTTCAGGAATTCGACTTTCAGCACATTGAAACAGTCTATGGTTTTTTTGCGCGTGAGTTTAATCGCCGCTGTGCTGCTTTCGGCAATAAAATCATCACTGCTCAGGCTATAGCCTGTTGCCAAGCCCACATCGTAATAAGTAATAAAGTGAAACAAGCCATTGCGAGTCACCAGCTCAGCAGTGCACAGATTCAGAATCTCACTGATTAACTCAGCTGCTGTGCGTTGTTCGGTCAATGCCAGACTGAATAATAAACCCTGCGCAGTGCAAAAATCAGAAAATGCAGTAACATCGGCAAACTGCTCCCCTGTCATACCGCACTCGCGCATCATCAACAGTGGCAGGAAGACAGCGGGATTGGCATCGCCCTCCACACCGACACAACCCTCGCCTGAGACCTCTATACTGTGATTGCCCAGCGTGGCATTGTCCGATAGCGCGTAATTATTCGCCGCCAGATAAGAAAAGCCGCGCAAATGCACCGCCTTGGCAGGTTCATAAGTGGACAGATAGCCCCACGGGTTCTGAGTGGGAGTACCGCCGAAAACAGTGAAGCCGACAGCGGCGACAGAGGGATAAACTTTTTTATCCACCCAGAGCTTCCCCACTGCACTGATACCATTAGCTGTCATGCCAAGCATGACAGCAGCGGTATAACTATACCCTGTGACCGTTTTCTTCTTTTTTCCGCCTTTGCCTGAACTTTTTGATTTTTCAAGAATAGGTGTGGCTTTAAAGTTAGAATAAAAAAACAGCGTCACAGGTACGCGCACTTTTCCGAAAATAATCGGAATGACATTACCATAGCCCTGCGTCTGTATTTTGAGACTGCCTATCGCATCAACTGTGTTTGATTTGGTTTTTTTGCCGCCGAATAGACTCATAACTCGCTCCACACTGAATAAAACCGCACATCACGCCCCGCTAAATCACCCTGCGTGCCATCATCCAAAATAACGCCCTCGTCAATCTTGGCATGAATAATGGTCGGGTAATCCAGCACAATGGCGGCATGACTAAAACACCGTCCGAATTTCCAGACGGCAATATCGCCTTGCTGTGCGTTATCAACCTGCACCGCATAACGCTCGATATTGGCTAAAAAGCGTTCTTCGGACGAGTGCATGGCGAAGTCTTGCGGGTAAGCCTCAGGCGTATAACGCTCAATCAAGCCGACTGCCGCATAAACCTCAATGAGCAACCGCCCGCAATCCACACCCGCGCCTTTAACAGCAGCGGCGTGTCGCCATGGTGTTCTTAACCATGTCATTGCCTCATCAATCACAGTTTGTCTTTGTCTATGGCTCATACCGAAGCCTCAGGCACAGGCATATATTCCCAGCCAAGAAACTGACCGGCATTACTGAATTTTGAGCTGCAAGTGCCACGCAACTTGTCACAGCCTGCAATAATCTTAAAGCTGTCACCAATAGGCGTTGGGAATGGAAACGGTGCGTTAGGAATCGCCACAGCAACCCCCGCATCATTGGAATGGAATTTTACAGTACGCGAAAACCCTGTATTTTGCCCAGAGGTAAACATCATCCTGCCCAGGGTAAAAAAGCCTGCGCCATTCGATGAATTGAACCAAATTTCACCACCTGCGGGATTGCTGTTTAATACCGTGGCAGATTCAGTAAACGCGGCTTCACTCAAGCCGCACTGGCTATCATATAAAGTATGGGTGCAGGAGGGTTGATAGACCTTCTGCGGTATTTGCGTATCCAGCATGATAGTATCGGCACTGACCGTTAATGCCACACTGCCCATATCGGGATTAATATCTGTCACCCGCCCCTCGAACAAATGAATCACCCCGTTGGATGTATCACCATAAGTCGGCATTACAGCTAACTCTATTTTGAGGTGCGCATTATCAAAGCCGCCAACACGCGCAAAGTGTGGCAGCGGTATGTCGTTAAACACATTATCAGCATTGCAGTGCAAGGTGACCGTACAGTCATCGACACTTATGCCTGTTGTAGTGGTAATATCACTGCGATCTATCGCAAAGGCAGTAAACTCATAATAAGCCACTGAATAATCAGGGTAGGGGGCGGTTTCTACAGTATAAGCAGACGCTCCTTGAGCAAGTGATGTGCCGTTATAAATCATAAACTCATCGACAAATGCCCAGCTGCTCAATGCCCCGATGCCGCCGATAGCCATCGTTCTGTTCAGCTGAAAATAAACCGCATCAGTCAGTAAAACAGGCGTAATCGCCAGCACGCCGTTTACATACATATATAAAGTATGCTCAAACACCTCAACAGATAATGCGCGCCAAAAACCATACGAAAATGACCCTGTACTGTAAGCGACAATGGCATTTGAGCTGCCGTTATAAGACACCGAGACAATGAATTTATTAACCGAAACCTGCCAGTCTATCGTAATCCCATAGCCATTACTGAACAGCCGATGAACTTTAAGTTCCGCTGTATTAGTAATTAAGCACCTGAACCGAATGGTAAAATCATTGGTGCTGAAATTAAAGCCCGCTGTTTCAGGAAATGAGGTCTGTACATCATTGACAGTTCCTGAGCCAAGGTTACGAAGCTGCGTGCCGAATACAGGAGGGGTCGTATAAATACCATGACTATACGAAGAAACCGCATTGCCTTTGCCGCTCGAATCCAGATTCTGGTCATCATCAAAATGCAGCAAAATACTATAAGGCGTACCAATCACTGCTGTGACTCGAATATCCCCGTCACCCGACGTAAACCGATGCACATCGCCATTAGCGAAAGTAATCGTGTATAACTCTGCAACAAAGAACTGATACTCGGTTAATAAAGTCGCCATACCCGCTGAAACATTTCTCATAATTTATTCACCAGACTGCCTTTAAAGGTAATTTCACTACAGTCATACAACCGATTGGCAAACTGATTGTATTCCAGAGAATCTTCCATAAACACACAGCGATAATACGCCGCACCTGTCCACGTCAACGCACCTGTCGGGGCAGTCGTAAACGTGACCAAGCCCGTTGCACTGATCGTGTAATGCGTACCGCTGGTCAACAGCACATTGTCCAGATAAATAAGCGGCACACCGACCACATTATTCACAATCTCAGCCGCTAAAGCCGTTGTCTTAATCAGTTGAAAAGTCGTAGCAACACCGTTACCCGTAGCGAACCACTGATTGCTTATAACGCAGTCTTCGTCGCTATATAAAAAGCTATCAAACGAACCGCGCCGCGCTAAAAAGAAACCCATCAAGGTATCTTTATCCGCTTTAGTCAGCCACTCATTGGACAGCGAGAACTCATAAACAGGCTGATCGTACAGCGCGATACGAATATCACGCCCCGTCGCAGGCTTGTGGGTAATGTTGTTAAATACAGGCTTCTTTGTTGAATCCCATAGATAGCCATTCATGGTAGACGGGAATACTAAATTACTCATAATTACGCCATTCTAAAATTGCGGTTATCGTTCTTAAGCACCTTGGCAAGATCATTCTTATGCACCCAGTCACCGCCTTTGCCATTAATGACAACGGTTCCCTCGCCGCTTTGCCGTTGCTGTTTTTGCTGGGCTTGCATCATGGATTGTTGTTGTGCCAAGGCAGAAGCCGCCGTGATCATCACGCCAGCGGCTTGATTGTTAGTCGGTTGTGTCGCTGAATCAGGCAGTCCATAGCTCAAATTGCCCTGTTTAGTGAAGAACTCCCGCATCGGTGCGGCAATGGTCGCGGGTAAAATGGTTTCGTTTTTGTGTACCAAGTTGATACGGTCATTAGGCACATCCCATTCACCGCCTGCCGATGAAGCCAACGGTGCATACATCATAGTTGCAGCATAAGCAGTCGCCGCCGCAACTGGGGCAAGTGCAGGCCCAACATAGGGAATAAGAGCGATAGCAGAAAATGCCCCAGCGGCTGAGACTGCGGCATTCTTGGCGATTGATGACAATGCAGACGCTGTATGAACCGCATAGCTTTGAGCCGCCGCTGCTGTTGTCGATACAACTCGTGCTTGATCTCCAGCAATAGCGGCGGCTGTTTGCGCACTCTCAGCGGTTGTTTTTTCAGTCGTTTTGGTCGTTTCTTTTGCACCAAACCCCAACAACTCCCACGCCCAATGTGCCGCCGCATCAATCGCCATATTCGCCAGCGACCCCGCATAAGACAGCACAATCGACTGAAAGGCATTCTTCATGCCTTGTTTCAGTGTCGTTGTGCCTTGCAAGATGCCCTGAATAGACGAACTGAACGCCGATTTAATCGGTGATACCATGCTGTTAAACGCGGCTTTGCTGTCCAACGCCATTTTATGATTGATGCCTTTCAAATCAGCGGCGTGTTTATTGGTCAACGCCTTTTCCGCGCCTAAGGCTTTCGCCTTGCCTGATACATCGCCCTCATCCAACAACCCCCGTCTGTCCTGTGCGGCTTTCAAGGCAATCTGATACCGCTGGTCTTCAAACTGCTGTTGTTTCTCCAGAAACTTGCCGTTGGATAATTGACCCAGTTCCAATTGTTGTTGGGCATCGGTTTCGGCAACTTTGACTAAATCCAGAGCAGCCGCTTCTTCCAAGTCAATCTCATCCTGCTTAGCCTTGGCAATTTCCTTTGCCATTTCCGCGTCGCCGTCTTTCTTAATCGCCAATAACTCAGCCTGTAACTGAGAAAGCTCCTGTGTCAACTTGGCTTTGTTAGTGGCGTAATCGGATTCAATCTTGGGTAACTGCTCAGGCGTAGCATCCGCTTTTTGTGTTGCATATTGCTTATCGGCTAACGCCAGTTTCGCTTTAACAGCGGCAATACTGGCATCTATGCCTTTACCTTCCGCCTTGATTTTCTCATCATAAAAATGCTGTGTGCCTGAAATAGCCTGTTCAATCAGTTGCTTTTCATCACTACTTTTGCCGCCTGCTAAACCTGCCGATGATAAGATATTTTTTTGATAGTTAGCTGTTTCTACTTTGTATGAACTATTGTGCTTAGCATCGCCTTTTATGCGTGCCACGGGGTTTTTCAGATACTGCGGGTTACTCGCTAGATAATCTGCCCCTTTATCGCCACCGTTATACGCTGCCAAGGCTAAATCCAGCCGCCCACCGTATTGCTTGATTTTTTCGCCCATCATCTTGGCTTGCGCCTCAATACTGGCAATCGGATCAGACCTATCTTTTAATCCATATTGATTAGCTGTACCTTCAATAAACTGAGAGAAGCCATAAGCCCCAGCTGACGAGCCAATACGCGGATTAAAGCCACTCTCCTGCTTAACCTGCGCTCTTAACAACTCAGCAGGCACACCATGCGCTGCCCCTGACTTCTCAAACTGAGCTTGCACCGCCTCATAATCAAAGCCATGCTTTTGCGAAGCCTTTTTTATATCGGTATCAAATTTGCCACTGCCTGATAATCCGCCCTGATCCTTCAAGCGTTTCAATTCATCAATGGCAATCTTAGATTCAGCCGTCGCCTGTTCAGCTTTCAGCTCGATACCCGCCATCTCGGTATCGTACTTGGCTTCCAGCTTCTTTTGTTCCAGCTCTTTGGCATTGTCCTTGGCTTCAACGCCTAATAAACCGCGTTTGGTGTTGGCATCATCCAGTGCTAGCGCGCGTTTATTTTCTATCTCAGCTAATTCTGCCTGCAATTCAGGGCCTTTAGTTTTCTTTCCTGACAATTCACTGGTTTTAATCTTTGCCGCTTTTTCCGCATCCAAGCGGGCAAGCGTCAGTTGCAGCACCTGCTCGTTATAATTACGTTCAATCTGTAAGCGTTTAACACTGTCTTTTCCTGCTTCGGCAATCGCCAGATCATGCGCATTCTTGGCGGACTGTTCTTTAAGTTTAAAACTGCCCTCAATGGTTTTTTCTTCGGCTTTCGCATTGGCTTCGGCAATCTTCGGGTCTACTTTGCCCGTATTGGAGGCTGCATTAAGTGAACCTTGAATAGCCGATAGTTTTGAATTAAGCGAGTTTAACTTTAAAAGGTCGGCATTGATTGCATCACTGCCAATCAAACCCTCTTTGACCTGTACTTGCAGCGGGGTTATTTTATCGGTAAGGGCTTTAATTTCTGCCTGAGTCGCACTGAGGGCAGTATTCAACTCAGCACTGGATAAGCCCGACGCATCAAAATTAGTGATGATGTCATTCTTTTTTTCAGTAGTCGCAGCAAGGCGTTGGGTCAATACTTCTTTTTGCTGCTCAAGATTTGCCCGCTGTTCAGCAAGGTCGCCGACATTTAAAATCTTGCCCCATTGAAACGTTTCCAGCTCCTTGATTTTGGCGTTGACCTCATCAATACTGGACAGCGTCTTGGAAAAATCAATATCCACGTCTTCGGCAGTGAGCTTTTTAACTTCGGCATTCATTAACCCTAAAGCATCAGTCAAGGCTTTCGCTTTGGCTTCAGCTTTTTCTTCTGCACCCGTAACGCTGTTTAATACCTCATATAAGCCCCATAATGCCAGCACAGCGACACCCACAGGGCCACCGACCATTGCCATTGCGGATTTAGCCGCTGCGCCTAGTCGTGTCATCGCCACACCACTGGCATTACTGGCTTCTGTTAAGGCCAACTGTGATGCTGCCAACTTGGCATTTTGACTGGCTAAAAACGCATCCGCCGCCGCTTGTGAATGGGTAGCAGCTGTTAATCTTGCCTCCGCAACTGCACGCGCTGTTTGTGCCGATGCCAAGCGGGTAGTAGAGCCTGTAACCAGCGCATCCGCCTCAGCTAAACTGATTTCCACATCGGTCAACAGCACCGTTGAAGCCATCAACTCCGTATTGGCAACCTTTTCGGCTAACTTGGCTTCCGCCGCCGTTACTTTTGTTTGTCGCGCTGAAACCGTCCGTTGCTCATTCTCGATAATTGCCGCTGCGTGAGCCTGTTCAACCTGTATAGACTCAATGCCTGACTTTGTATAAGCCGCCATTGCCGACACCGATTTTCCCACCATAACAGCCGCAATCGCCGTTAAAGTAGTAACAATCGCATTGCCGTTATCTTTTAACCAGCTGTATGCCGCCTTGCCTGCATCGACGACACCAATCGCCGCACCCGCTACAGGCTTTTCCAGCTCTTTCGCCATTTCAGTGTAAGCATTGCTCACATCATTATAGGATGCAGTAATAGTACCGCCTGAGCGTTCTGCCGCACCCTTATAAGCATCAAGAGCCTCCACCATGTGCTTACCGAATACCTCACTAGCAAGCGTACCTGTACCAATGAGTTTGCGTAATTCACCAACTGACATACCAAAAGATTTTGCAATCTCATTTGACAACCCGCTCATCGGTTCAGTGATTTGCTTATACTCCTCCATAGCCACTATGCCAGTGCCTAACGCTTGCGCTAATCCATAGGTAGATTGCGCAACTTGAGTATTACTAACTCCAAATTTTGACTGTGCATTACTAAAACCCTCAAGCAATTGAATAGACTGCTGGCGGGTAATAATTCCGCTTTGTTCCAAGGCTAAAAAGGCGGAATAACTGCCCGTTAAATCCTGTACCGACTTATGATGTCTATGTGCCAAGTCGATTAAATACGCTTCAGACGCGGCAAAGTCCTCATTACCTTTAGTTAATCCAGACAAACGCAAGCGCAAATCCTGAATAACCCGCACCGTCTCGACCAGCTTATTGGTAAACGCCACCAACGCCCCGACCGCAAACGCCCCCGCCAGCATCCCCTTAATCTCAGACGACACGCGACCGACCGTAGAGCCTAAAACCCCCGCGCTTTTCTCAGTGCTGTCTAGGGCTTTTTTAGCGTTATTTTCGCCATTGCCAAGGTTATTTAAATCGCCGCGTAAGCGTTGCAAACGGGTGTTTAAATCACCTAACAGCAGTTCAATTTTAATGCGTAGCGTGTTATCAGCCATTGTCATCAGCCTTTTCAATGGGGACTACCGTTATAATTAACGACTCTACATTCTTGTCATAATCAATAGCCGATATTGAAAAGAAAGCATCGTTACATTTAATAAGCACTCCAGTATCGCCGTCGTAACTTTTTAGTAACCAGATAACGTCTTCTTTATCCATTGTCTTTTCCTTGGCTTGCCAGCCATGCGTCTATTTTGTTTTCGAGGGTTTGGGGTTTGTTGTACTCGTAACCTAAATACGCGGCGACCAGTGAATCGGTAGAGGGTGAAACATTCAGGCTTTCCTGCATCGAGGCTAAGCGGCTGAGTGTCATGCTGTTGTCTACGGTTTCCCATGACCAGCCTGTTAATCTGATAATCTGCCAATACAGCGCGTCCCAGTCGGTAGCGGTATCGGATTTTGACGTAGTTGAATTTGTAGCAGGTTGCAAGCCGCAGATTGCAGGAATTTGCGCAAATAAAGCGGCGAGTTCTTCAGCGTTTGGTGCTGGGATTTTCCACGCCTCCCAGCAATAGCGTCGAAAGTTCTTTACATGACGCTCACCAATTAAGCTAATGAGAATACTCTGTATATCAGCAATCAAATCAGCATCAGGCGATTGCTGATTAAGCCGATTCAAGGCGGTAAGAATAATTTTTAAATCCTTAAAAACAGGCTCGTTAATAACAAACGTCCTGCCGCCTAAAATCAGCTTGTGCATAATTACAGTGGGATGTTAGACGTAAAAACGTGACCAGTAGACGGATTAGCCAACACATCAACCGTAATTTTTTGTGCCATGTAATCGCCGTTTTTAAACGGATTGGAAATATCTTTCACCAGCACAATAGGCGCATCAAACATCGCGGTTACACCACGGTAAGTACCGCTGGTTAAAATCAGGCTGTATTCAGGGGCTTCACCTTGCAAGCGATTGTATTCAGCGGTGGAGCTGCCGCCAGTTGCCACGCTGTAAGTGTATTTAATGAACACTTTTTTAAGCGTATCCGCCGCCGCAAAGGTATAAACACCCAACGCCATTGAATACTGTCCAGCCGTAGGCGCAGAAGCCACGCGTACCAATTGACCGCCATCTTCCCAAAATACCCCCATGTCGTTTTTAAACGTGCCACTGGCAGGCGGTGTGGGTGTGATAGTAAACGGCGTGGCAGGAATAGCCGTAGCCGTTTTAGGCGAATGCAGCGCGTCATAACTTTCCAGCACGTCTTCATTGGTAGACAAGCCCATCGACTTAGCCGAATGCACGTTACAGGTCAGCGAAATTTCAATTGAACGCTTGGCAATGGCAGAAGCGATTGAATACTGATACTTGCCTTCGTGCATTTTCGCCGTGCCTTTTTTCTCGATACCAATATCAGTACACGAGGCTAAATTGACAGGGGTAGGCACAGCAATCACCGCACCGTTGGCATCACGTTTAGGTACAAAAATGGCATCACCCGTGCCGAATAAAATAAATTCTTTGTTACTCATTACGCTTTGTCCTTGCCAGTCACTTCATTGGCGATAGGTTTAACTGCTTTTGGGTCTGACTCAACGACAACAGTAAAACCCTGCTGCCACAATGACTGACCCAGTAAATTATCAGGAATCTCGACCTGACCTTTTTTATCGACTACGAATGAGCGACCATGCAAATGCACGTCACCCGTAAAGCCACTGGGGGCTTGTAATTTCATAACTGACCTCTTGTTTACACGTTAATAAGTCGATTGGTAATAATCTGACACTGCGCACCGTGGCACAGCACACCTGCAAACAGCACAGGCTGACTGTCCAGCACCGCAAAGCCCATTTGTTCTTTCATCGGTTGCTCTGTGTACATTAAATTAATCTGGTCGCCGTTCGGCAATTCACGCCACACATCAAACCCATCGGTTCTGAACACCTCCCGAATCGCATCCAGCAAACCATCAAACTCAATTTCAGAAGCGGCTGCGTCATTGATTGCCAGATACCCGCAAATCAGCCATGTTGACTGTTCGGTATTGATACCCACGCCCAACTGCCTTTCAACCACCGCTGTCCGACGCACAAACCAGCCATGTAACTTGCCGTTGTGCTTATATAGCTCCGCGAGTTCTTTTTCACGGTCGGCATAGCGTTGATAGCCATGAACGGTGCCGATATTAGGTACTGTATTCAGTCTGGCAGTAATCCACTCGCGTAGTTGTTGCTGCATAATTCCCCCTATACGAAATCAAAAATCATGATCTTTGACTCCTTAACAAAATCAGCTGTCCAGTCGTCTGGACAGCTGATGCTTCATCTAAATCGATTGGAATGCGTAAAGCGGTCGCGACCGCGACTGTCCTGCAAATCCAAATCCACTACCGCCGATGCAGACACAGTTTTTTGCTCATTCACGGCTAAGTCGCTGAAATAACGGGCGCGGTAGTTTTTCGCCAACCGCGCATAATCCGCCGATTGACTGTTACGCTGCACATGATCCGCCTGAATCGTACTGTCACTGGCACTGGCATAATAAGAAGCCAGCTGATCACAACACAACGCCGCCGCCCAGCAGGTGACCGCTTCACAGTGCATCGGATTAACGGTATCAACCAACGTTGTTAAGCTGTGCGGCACGGTATACGTTACCCGCACCGTTTCATCGGGCACAAAATCAAACAACACGGTAAATTCAAACGCCAACGGCGTAGTACCTGCTACCACCTGCTGATACAAACAAAACTCTTCAGCAGATAACAGGTAAGGCGGAAACGCATTCAGCGGGTATTCAATATTGACTAAACGACTGAATCCAACTCTCCAGTCCACAGGTAAGGGGAGTTTTTGTGTGCCATTAGGCGTTAAATCCACCAGCGTATTTAACGGAAAATCAGTGGAATAACGCACCACTGCTAGTTGAATGGCTCGGTCAATGTCCGTTGGAGTAATGACGGCATTGTCATCACGCACCAGACTGGTTAGTAAGGCCTGATAATCGCTTAACATGATTTTCCTTTTATGAGACTCATGTAGCGGGTGTATATTCGTTTTTCTATATCACAAATTAGGTTATATGAATGAATACAAAGATACGCTCCCCACATCGTTTAATCACAATGGCTAATCCTATAATTAGCCATGACAACAAGCACTTTGCAGTTGAAATAGAAACAGAAGATTCGCTCCCATTAGATATAGAAATTCCATTATCTGAAATAGGTACGATTGTTGAATTCTTAGTTAGCATTTCAAGCCACCAGCAGCCAGACTACAAACCATTAAACCTACCTGAACAGTTAAATATATCGCCTATTAAAATCAATGGTCTTGGTTTCGCAATGGGCAACTCAACTGAAGAGACTTTATTAATTGTTCGTTTATCTGGCTTTGATTTAGCGTTCTCATTGGATAGTAATAAATTAGAAGAACTTGGACTCGATTTTGCCCGTACTGCACAGGCACTGGCTGCCAATAATCAGAATCCCCAGTAGTATTTTCGCTCATTAAATCTCCTGCAAAGCCAGTCGGGTAGCGATAGCGTTACCCGACGACTCATTTAATTAAGCCACAATCGCCCCATACAAACCGCGATAATCAATCACCGCGCCGCCATAAATATGACGAATCTTGTAAGTAATCTGGTCGTTAGCAAACAAACTGCCTTGTGTCGGCAAATCCTGCACAAACAATTCAGGTTCTTCCGTGCCGTTATAAAAACCCAGCTCAATCAGCGGCGTTTCCATCTTGTCAGCCGTGGCAAACCAGTTGTTAGTATCCGACCAGTAATCCACCACATGGACTTTAGGCTTGCGTGACTGCACGAATGACTCATCTAAATTGGAATTACGCACAAACAAATCATAAGCCGCTTCTTCCAGCTCAGCAGGGACATACAAGTGCCGCAATACCAAGCCCAGTTTTTTAGTGCTGCCCGCTTCCGCCTGTTTTTTGACTGCCAGACGCGCCGCTGAAAATGCCGCCGCCGATAACGCC